TCCGGGTGCTTGTCCAAGATCGTGTTCGTCTGGACATCAGGACGGAGCGCGGCAATCGTCGGCTGATAGAGCAGCGTGACTGTTGCTGTTGTGGCTGGCCAAAGCTTCAGAACATTGGCTTCAATCGACCATGCGAGCGGGATAGAGCCTGTGGGGATTGTGTTACCCACCGCCTGACCATACTGCGGAAGAACCTTGCCATCATGCACGACGTGCCGAGCCATGCCGTAATCATCAGGCAGGACGCCTTCGCCATCAGTGCAAACGATGCTTTCGGAAACCTCGTCGAAATAGCCTTCAAGCGCCCGCCGGATACGCGCCTCGGCAAGTGCGATCATCTGCCCCGCGACACCATCAAGGTCCGAGCGGTCAAGCCAGTCGTTGATGGCCGCAACCAGCTCGTCGTAAGTGTCAAAGGCATAGTTGCCGGGAACGAAAATCGCCGTCATTGCCGTTCCCTCACATGATGATCCGCGCCATACCTGGCACAAGGAAGCGATAGTCGCTGTCCATCAGCTTCTTGGCGATGGCGTCGGAGTGGTCCGGGTTCCAAAGGTCGATACCTTCTTCCACCAGCCATTTCAGGCCGAGAGACGCCGGAATATGGCCAACGTGCCACATTTCAGAGCGCTTATCAGGGCCTTCAGCCCGCTTGTTGCGCTCGATAACAGCCTCGGTGTCATAGCCCTCATAGCGGACCTGCACGCTGTCATCTTCATCACCGGCACGAATGTATTTCTTGACGCCGTTGAACGAACCGTCGTCCAAAAGCTGCCAGTCACTCATTCTGCAAACCCCTTGGCCTTAAGGCTTTCAGGGTCCACGCATTCAATCACTGCCCCGACCGGGTAGAACCCGCCCTGACCATCCGAGACGGCATCGGGCTTCTTGACGGTGACGGTATGCGCGGAAAGTTCTGCCGCTGGCTTGAGAGCCGCAGCTTTGCGAGGACGTGCCATTGTTCACCTCGTAAAGAGAAAGGGGCCAGCCCGAAGGCCAGCCCCAATCAAGGTCAGGTCAGGTCAGGTCGCGAACAGCGCCAGAAGCCTTTTCGTTCAGGCAGCGCAGGGTGACTTCCGTGCGCAGCGCCTTGCGCGATGCAAGGCCGGTGGTTGCCAGATCGAACGGCACCAGAGCTTCACCGATCGCGATGTCCCAATATTCGGGATCGACGATCAGCGCATCGCGGGCCGAGGCAAAGCGGTCAGGGACAAACGAAATCTTGCCGAAGTCCGACAGATACACGTCTGCACCAGCCACGATGGTCAGCGCGCCCGTGTTCGGGCTGTTGTCCACGCGGTTGACGGCGAGGCCGGTGAAGCCCGCCTCGGTCTGCTTCTGCGTGCCGTTGGTGATGACCATCTTCGGATTGCCACCCTGAACCCAGATCGACTGAAGAACAGTCTTCAGCAGGGTTTCAGTGTAGGTGCGCTGGGTGCCGTTGGTGGCAGCAGCCACGATGCCGGCAGAGAAGCCACCGTTGGCACCCGATGCACCAAGCGAGGTATTGGTCGAGAGCCACGCAAGAGCGCCCGCCGACTTGCCCGCCGTGCCAGCAGCAGCAGCCACCGAAGCGTAGTTGCCGACGAAACGCTTTTCCTGGTCGGTGCGAATTTCGCGACCGGCCTTCATCATTTCGCGCGCCATTTCCGAACGGCGACCGGCCTTGTTGGTCCATTCGACAGTGGTCGAGGAACCAACGACCTTGGTGAAGATCTGGGTGTGGTTGCCGACGCGTGTGGTGTTGGCGCGGCTTTCGTTCGCCAGATCATCGCCCTGGATTGCGGCGTTGTCGTGGTTCGCCGCAGTCAGGCCGTCAGTCTGCCATTCGGTGTAGGTATTGGACGCCTTGGAGCGACCAATCGCCTTCATGAACGGGGTTTCATCGGGGAACAGCTCGGCGATCTTTTCGTCGAGGTCTTCACGAACGCCGACGCGGGCGACGTTCTGAATGGTATTGCTGGGAACAGCCATGGTGAAAATTCCATCAAAAAGGAGGGTGGAAACCGGGCCTCAGACGATGCCCGACGCTTCAAGATAATCGGCGAACGCGCTGGCCTTTTCCTCGCGGGATTTGGTGGCCTTCACGCGTTCCCAAGCCTTGCCCGCCTGCGCATTCCTGGACTGTGCCTGAGGTGCTGCGTTCGGACGGAGGTTGCGCTGCTTGGCGGCGCGAACCTTTTGCATCTGCTTGGAGATTGCCCGGTCATACTTCGCCGCCTTGTCTTCGGCAGCGGACAGACGCTCATAAATCGCCGCAATGGCCAGAACTTCCGGCCCGGTTGCGTTCTTGGCGATATGCGCGGGATCAAACCCGACGCTTTCCGCCAACTGGAAGACACCTGCCAGAAACGCTTCACGCGTCTCGGGATTGGCGATCTTCGGATGCGACATGAGTTCGCGGTCACGGGTCTGAATAAACGCCGCATCAGCCTGCGTTTCAGCCTCGTGACCCAGAGCGCGCACCTGCTGCATGAAATCATCATGCTGGGCCTTCAGCGCGTCGTATTGGGCCTTCTCTGCGATGTATCGGGCGGGGTCGTGCTGTGCCAGTCGCGGATCGGGTGCCTGTGGCTCGTAAGCCGCTGCCACCTGTTCCAACTGTGCGGCATATACACGCTTCGCCTCTGCGTCGGCTGCTGCTGCGCGGGCTTCTGCTTCGCGCTGGGCATTGCTTGCCTTCGTCGTGGCCTCTTGGACCTGTGCGTTGCGGCGGTTTTCACTCTCGGCCCATGCTCGCTGGGCTTCCGGGGGAAGCTGCGCAAAGACCTTCTTTTCCTCCGCGTTCAGGCTGACAGGCGCATCGATGGCCGGTTCATCCGGTTCGACTTCCTCGTCTGCCTGTTCTTCTTCGCCTTCTTCCAAGGCTTCGGGGTCTAGTTCATCCCCTTCCTCGGCTTCTGGCTCGGAACCTTCGTCCTGTTCGTCCTCAAACAGGAAATTCTCAAACTCTGCCGCCTTGTCGCTTGCACTCATGGGTGCAGGCGCGTCAGCGGCTCCCGTATCCGGGTGGGCCATGCTTTCGCTCCTAGAATTGCCGCGACGTGGCGGCGGGTGTTACCGCTTGATTGCGGTCAAACGTGCGCGCGCCTCGGCTGCGAGACGGTCAGCCTCGATCTTGCCGGTATGCACGATGGATTGGGCCTGCCGGTCAATTTCCCGCGCGATGCGGTCTGCAAGGGCATATTCGTAAAGCTTGTCTCGTTCAGACACGCCCAGCGCCGCAGCGGCCTCAAAATATCCCCGGCGAATGGCTGCAATGAAGTCTGCCATGCCGCCTTGCTCGCGGTAGAACATTTCCCACCGCGCGCCGCGTTCGACAGCATCCTGCCCACCCATCAGGCGGGACTGTTCAACCACGTTGATGTCGAGGACGCGAACGAGCCAGAGCGTGAAGCGGATCAGAAGCGCTTTCATTCAGCAAGGCTCCCGCCCGGACGATTGGTCGCGATCTGCGCGTCAACGGTGGCCTTCATTGCCATCTGTTCGCGGGCAAGATTGGCTTCCATGACCATCTTCTCACGCGCCAACTGCATTTCCTGCGCCGCCTTTTCACGGGCCTGCTGCATTTCCAGCGAGTGCTTTTCGCGCATTACGTCAATCTGCGCCTGCGCCTTCATGCGGTCAGTCTCAACCTGTGCCGATGCCTTGGCTTGATCCAACTGCAACTGCGACTGCGCCTTTTGCTGTTCAGCTTGGACCTTCGCCATTTCAGGATCTGGCTTTTCAGGCTTTGGCGGCGCGTTGGTCGGATCGACGCAGAAGTCGTCACCCTGACCAATGCCGGTATCGCGCGCTATGCCATCGAACCACTTGAACACATGCTCTTGATTGGAGAACCCAGCAGCGACAGACGCATTCAGCGCATCACCAAGCGCCATGCGATAGCCAATCCGCTTATCCTTCGAGTTTGTGCCCAAGCCCACACGGACAACGATGTTGATGTCGTCGGGCCACTGTGCCGGGTCTACCTCGCGGTATTGCCCATCGACCTTGACCTTGAACGTGTCACCCTCGGCACGCATCAGGCGGTATTTCTTGAGGAACAGACGCGCCATGCACTCGGCCAACTGGCGGGCAATCATTTCCTCGCCCTGCTGCCCCTGTGCCTGCATCATCGCCGTGCCGGTGGCGGTCTTGTTCAGCGCATCGGCGTCAAGGCCCTGGTTCAGCCTCGTAATGCCCGTGCGGCTCTCACGCTCCCCGGTGATCCACTCAAGCACCTGAAGCGAACGGCCCACGTCAAAGCTGTTCTGATAGGGCTGCACAGCGCCCACGCCGCCCTTGACGCGGATAGGGCTGCCGGGGATCGGATTGAGGATGTCGCTATAGGTTGTGGCGTCGGCAAGCTGCGTATCAACGATCGGGCGCGGCATGTTCGCAAATGCCATGCCATCCATGAGCTGACGCGCCACGAACGAGCGCACCAACTGAATATCGAGCACCTTGTCAGCCAGCGAATAGCCAACCAAACGGTGCGGACGCGGGAACGGGCAGAACACCGCAAAAGGCTGTTCCTCAACCGTCTCGATAGACCATTCGCCGGTCGCAGCGTCGATCAGGATTTCATTCTCAACGCGATAGACCTTGACCCGCTCGGCAATGCCGTCCCCGTCAATGTCAATGCGTGCGTATTCCTCGCACAGCAGAACACGCTCAAGCGCCTTGCTGCTTTCCTCGTCCCATTCGCGGTCAAGGTCGCGGCTTTCCACGTCATCAAGCTCGAATTTGTTCGTGGTCGGCAGCGCGTAAACCTGGTCCTTGTCAAAGCCCATTTCGACCAGATCGGAGCGGGTCTTTTCGCAGACGTGCGCCAGATAGTCGGCTTCGTCCTCATGGCGGGCCTTGGGCGAGAACCGAAACTCGCGCTTGGGCACGGCGTAATCGACAAAGCGCTTTTCGGTGCGTGTCACCTTGAGCTTGGCAGTGACCGAGCCGTCCTCGTTTTCGGTGGCGTCCTCGATCTCCACGCCTTCGGGCAATTCGCCCAACTGCACAGGATCAAGCATCACCGTTTCGCGGCTGACCTTTTCGACCGTCTCCACAACAGTCTTGAAGATGCCGATCTTCTTCAGCAGGCCATCAACAAGGCCGTCGTGCAGGATGCGGTAACCGTCCTGCTGGCGCATGAAGATGTAGTTAATGCCCGCCGTGGCGTCGTCAGCCGCTTGCTCGTCAGCTTCGTCAACCGCTTCAAATTCAACCGTGCGGTCGCCCGAAACGAACGTGCGCAGCACGGATTGCGTCATGTAGTCGATGGTTTCCTGAACGTCAGGCAAAACCACCTGCGAACGGCCATCGACCTCGTTGCCGAAGGGCTGGGCTTCGTAATAGCGGAATGCCTGATCGTCGAGTTCGTCCAGGCTCTCGTGGTAATGGTCAGCCGCGTCGTATTCGCGCTGGAGAATGCGGGCCAGTTCGGTGATCTGTTCCTCGCGGGATTTGTCGATCATACCATTCCCAGCTTCAATAGGCTCAGATCGAGAAGCCGCGACACTTGCGGTTCCTCATAGGCCACGCACATCAGGCCGAACGCGTCGGCAGCATGGCTTGACCAATCGTGTTCAGGACCAAGGCCGATGTTGCGCGCCTCGTCCTTCTTTTCGTGATACCAGCCAAGAGCGGCCAATCCGCCCCCGCACTTCACCTTGTCGAACCAGATGCGCGGGAACAGCCTGCGGGCCGTCTCCACGCGCTTCATCGCCGCGCCTTTGCCTTGGTTCTCGACTGTCTGGCATTCAAAGCCCGCCGCCCGGATATGGTCCTCAAAGCGAACCGCCGAGATAGCATCATGCTTCGCGCCGTCATGCGGGAGGACGCACAGCGCAGAGCCATATCCTTTCGATCGGAGCCAGTTCAGATGCGCGGCCAACGGCTGACCGCTTGCCTCGTAGTAATCCAGAACCTTGATTGATTGACCGACTTGCTGGGCAACCCAAATGCTTGTCGCGTCCCTGACGCCGATGTCCCAATATGCCTTGAACGGCATCAGGGGATCTGCTGCCAGTTCCGTTATTCGGCCTTCGGTGCGCGCCGTTGCCAGATCGCGGGCGAAGTATGCGCCTTCCGCCACGGTGACGTAATCGCCTTCCCAGATATGCCCGTATTGCTCAGGCTGTTGCCGGATGCAGTCCAGTCGTTCCTGTTCCAACTCGTCGGGAAACCAAGGATTGTCTTTCCAATTGGCCTGAACCACCACTGCGTTAGTCGGCAGTTCAGGACCACGAAGCATCTTGTCGATCGCGTCAGTCTTATGGCGCGGGTTCCAGCTTGCCCAAATCTCGGACCCCGGCGCGCGAATGGTCGGACGCAACAGGTTCATGGACTTTTCCGAAACCGTCTGCGCTTCCTCGATCCATGCAACGTCAAAGCCTTCGTAGGACTTGATACTTTCGCTTGTGTGATCCTGAAGACCGGCGAATGCGATAAGCCCGCCGCCCGGGGTCTTGATGACGCTTTCTTGCACGTCAAACAGTGTGCCGAGGCCATGCGCCTGTATCTTCTGTTCGATCAGCCGCTTTGCCGACTCTTTCAGCGACTTCTGCACTTCACGGCAGCAGAGACCACGAAACCCCGGCTTGCGGATTGCATAGGCTACCAGCAGATCAGCGAAGAACTGCGACTTGCCCGAGCCACGCCCGCCGTGTGCCCCCTTGTAGCGCTTCTGTTCAAGCAGCGACCGGAAGACCGGCGCTACGTCAATTGCCAGAGCCGACAACGCGCCATTGCACTTCATGGACGTGCTGGCCTTGATCGCCTGCACCCGCAATTGTCATCGGGAGAACCTTGCCGATCAACGTCAGGAACGCTGTGGGGTTTTCATCCGCCTGGACCACGAGGTAAGCAACGCCGCCCTTACGGTCCAAGGCTTCAAGGATCATCTCCTTAAGCTGCTTCGTTGCCTTGTTAGGCGTGCCCTTGGGTCTACCCTTTCCGGCATTGCCCCTATTCGGGCCTAGTTTAGGCTCTGTGGTCATGACTGCACCAAGTGACAAGACGCTTGCGTAGCCATTCCATGTCGGCATTGTTTTTACCCAAGCCGAATTCTTTTTTGGCAAAATCCAAAGCCGCATCGACACCATGGGCGTCACAGTGACGGAATATGTGAACAGCCATCTTGTGGGCGCGTTGTGCGTTTATGCAGATCATACACCCTCGCTTTCCGCTTCCTTTCGGATGGGCGGTTGTCGCTGGTTGAAACTTCGTCCCGCGCTCACACTGCTTGCCCCTGCATGTCGGGCTTGCTCAATGCTCAGGTGGGCGGGACTGGTGCAGCGTAAGGGAGGACGCTGGACCGAATGAAAAGAGCCGCAACCCGTTATAGGCGCGGCTCTGGATATTGTCGAAACAGGTTGCACATCGGGGACGCCAAGTCAAGGCGTTATCTTCTCTTGCTCTGTCTAGGCAGAACTGGTGGCGCTGGCATTTCGATCCAGTGTGTCGGGAGAACGCGATACATACCGTCACCTTCCTCCCCATAGTTCGACACACCTTGATCGGGTGTGATCCAGCCATGCCAAAACCAGAAGATAGGAATTGGCGCATCCCATGCAGGATTGAAACCTATAAGCCATGAATCCCCAACATCGCCAGGATTGCGTGGCGCTTCGTCAATTGGCTTCCAGTCACTCATATCCGCTCCCTATCAGCAATGATGTCCGCGATAAACTGCACCGTGGTCAGCGCGCGGGTCTGGGCGGTCTTGGGCGCGTAGCCTACCGCCATGCCAGCTTGACCGGCAGGCTCACCGAACCGGCAGCAGTTTTCGAACACTGACCACCACTGACGCAGGCCGTGGAAGTAGCCTTCGATGCGCTCCAAGTCTTTCATGGCGTCCAGCACAAGGTTAGCCCGCAGCTCGACGCAGCCACCGTTACCGGTGCGCTCGCCATAGCTTGCGGTGATCTTCTGGCGAATGCCTACGATGTCCCACAGGCGGCGCACGGTGTCGATTGCGGCCTTCTGGCGTTGATCCAGCTTGTTCGAGGCAAGCCAGCGTGCAACCGGATCATGGCCGGTGTTGCGATAGGCTAGAGCCTTCAGGCCGGTATTTTCGTCCAGCACGTAGTCGCGCTGCCAATGCCCGTTTGCAAGCTGTTCGGCAGGCGGTGCCAAAGGCTCGTCAAGCATCGGAGCCTGCTTGCGTGCGTTGCGGTTCTTCCGTCCCATCACTTCCCCCTTCCATGAATATCGGTGAACCATGCGATGATGCGCTGCCAGAATGTCAGGCGCGGTTCCCAAAGGGCTTTTTCGGGGCCGCAAAGGCTCACGTCCTGGTTTTCCAATCCGTAAGTTGGAGCCTTGCCGAAGCCGATGACGAGAGGTTGCGCGCAATAACGATATTTGTTGCGGTATTCAGGCGATTTCCAATGATCGTTATTTGGCTTGAACCACTCGCAGGCGGCGCAAGGCATGGCACGCGATGGCAAAGCCGCTTCCCGCTCCATCTGAGCCAGTCGCGCCTCAAGCTGCGCCCTGATCTGTTCCGGCGTGCGATGTCCGGGGATGCGCGCCTCTGCGATGTTGTGGACGTTGTTCATCCCCTCACACCCCCATGAATATCGCTAACCAGATCAGACCTTCCGCACCGCAATGATGTCCCCACCGCTTCCAGTGTGCTTCCATTGGAGCTGATCGCGGGTGAAT